AAAAGCCGAAATTATTATAAGTCCAATAAAAGGTTTTATGATAGGCGCATTAGTACACGATGAAACATTTACAGAAAACGATACAGAAATTACGGAATATACTTTACAATGCTTATTAGGTGTAATTAGTATAAACGTATTATGGGAGAGGCAGGGTGGTTAAGTAAGGTAGCTGAACGACATAACGAGTGGATTAAGATTGTACATTCTTTTGGTGAGTATGATTATGCCGAGGATATAGTACAAGAAATGTATATTGTTTTAAATAAATATGCAAATGAAGAAAAAATCATTGACAAAGGTGTTGTTAGCAGGGGTTATTGCTATTTTACCCTTCGGTCTATTTTTTTACAGTATTGCAATGCTAAGAAAAAAATTAAAAAAGTTGAACTTGACGATGAAGAAATTTATACACAAATTGCGGACGATTCGCAAATGGATGACGAAATAGGATATAACGAAATTACTACAAAAATAGACAACCATATAGAAGGTTGGAGGTGGTATGACAAAACATTATTTAGATTATACAGAGACACAGATATGTCTATTAGAAAAATAGCAGAAGAAACTAACATAAGTTGGGTTAGTGTATTTAATACATTAAAAAAGTGTAAACAAGAATTAAGAGAGATATTTAAAGAGGACTACGAGGACTATATAAATCAAGATTATGACAGAATTTAAAGGAGATAAAAGAACTAAAGAGTACAAAGAGTGGAAGAAGAACCACGAAAACGCAAGTAAAGGGTTAGGTGATAATGTAGAGAAGATTTTCAAAGCTACAGGAATAAAGAAAGCTGTTAAATGGTTGGCAGGAAATGACTGTGGATGTGATGAACGAAAAAATAAATTAAATAAGCTTTTTCCAAGACGTATAACAAAATGTTTAAATGAAAAAGAATTTATATATTTACAAGAGAAGTTTGAAAACCGGAAAAGCACAATACTATCAGACGAACAAAAAAGGATGTTAGAAATATACAATAGGGTATTTAGCGATAACGTACAACCTACTAACTGCTCCCCTTGTTTTGTAAATGGTGTTTATAAGAAATTAGAAAAATTATATGAAGAATATAAATGAACAAAAAAATACACAACTTAAAACACATTAACTACTTAGCTAACTTTGATATTATAGCAAATACTTTTTTAGAGTGGCAAGAAAGGAAACCAACCGACACGGTAGACAAGTTAATGGGAAGCCTTATAGACATCAACTATTACATTACAGACATATATACAAACGAACTCTACTACAACGAAAGTTTATCGGAATATAGAACTGCTAAACTTAGGGCAATAGAACGCTCTCGTAAGGCTGAAAAGAAAATAGAAGAACTGGAAGAGCAAATAGCCAAACTTAAAAAAGAAAAGGAATTAGGATTATGAGTGATAGCAAAAAGAAATACTTTGAGATGCAGACAGACGGCATAGTAGAAGATGTAAAATATATAATGGACAAACGTAGTGAAGAAGGACAAAAGGAATATGGAACAACCTTAGAAAATAGTCAAGAGAGCATTAATTCATTTCTTAATCATTTGCAGGAAGAACTAATGGACTCAATACTTTACATACAAAAGCTAAAAAAACTTAACAAATAGCTCGTTAATTAAAAATTAATAAGTATATTCGTTAAAAACAATAATATGGATGCTTATAAACATTTTTTATGGTCATTTTATTCAGATGACGAATTAAAACAAATTATTAAAAGTGGCAGCACACTTATTAGCCACGTAGAAGAAGCCAAGGCTGAACTAAGCGGTAGGCGAGAATCACAAGACGAAATATTAGGACTATGAATATATTAGAAAAGTCTAATGAGATAGTTAACACGCGTTCTGAGGAAAAACAAAGACAGTATGGTCCATTTTCAGAAGGGATGAAAAGAGCTGCAATGATTGCATCAGGTGCTACAGGAAAAGATTTTACACCTAAAGATATGTATATGGCGATGATAGCCCTTAAACTATCAAGGGAATCTTATAGTCATAAAGAGGATAATTTATTAGATGCAGCTGCTTATATAGGGGCATTAAATAATTATGAAAACGGAAAATAAAAAAGCAATAGTAGGTTTAGTTTCTAATCCTGCTAAAAGTTTGAATAGCCATAATGGAGGTTGGACATTAGTATTAAAAAATATATTTAAAGCCGATGTATTAACTGAAAAAGATGATTGGGATAACTATAATGAGCTAATATTATCAGAAGGTATAAATTATAAAGAAGGTGTATTTAATTTTTTTGGTGGAGTTCAAGATAGTTTTTATATAAAATTAAAAAAGTTAAATTCATTTCAAGGTAAAGTATACTGTATTAATGAAATGATTGACTATAATGTAGTTTGTAAAAAAAGAAAAGATTTAAAAGGATTATCTTGTAATAAAATGCCTAAAATAATAAATATAAAAAATTTTAATAATAAGTTGATTTTAGGTGATAGTCACACTGTTTCAGTATACAAACCAGGATATTCTATAAATAGGAATGATGGTAAAACATTAAATGGATTTTTAAAAATAGGATTAAATAATTATATATCGAAAAACATTACTGATTTAATATTTTATGCAGGCAATATAGATATTAGATTCCATATACACAGGTTTAAAGGTAGAGAAACAGTAGTTAATTTAATTAGAGAATTATTTGTACAATTAAATAATTTAAATATTAATAAAATTACATTAGTGTCTTTATTACCTATAGAAGATGAATCAAGGAAAATACCAGGGACTGGTTTATATAAAGGAAAACCTTTTTTTGGTACAAAAGAAGATAGAACATATTATGCAAAAGAATATAATAAACTTTTAAAAAGAGGTGCTTTACATTACGGTTATGATTTAATAGAGTGGGATTTTAATTACGATGATGGATTATCTTTTGATGATATGGAATCAAGACAATCTGTACATTTAAGACCTAAATCTTATAAATTTATAAATGAATTGTTATGATAGATCAATTTTTAGATTATTATAGCAAAGCAAAAAAAATGCAAGAACTTAAGTTTCAAAATGGTTCTTGGAATGAACAAGACATTAATGATGACTTAGTTTGGAATGTACCAATATATGATGTAGTAAATAGAAGGTATGCTGCTTTTAGTTCTTTACTAGAAGCTATAGTAAAAAAAGAAAGTGATCCTAAAGGCAATGGTTTATATTTTAAAAATTTAAAAATACACGAAAGAGATTTTTTCTTTTTATGTTATTTGTTTAGATTATGTGGCTCAGGGATTAATTATATACCTAAAACTAACAAACCTTGGAAAACACATGGATTTGGTAATTTTTGGATTATAGACTTACTAAGAAAAAATAATACAGAATCTTTGCAGTGGTTAGAACAAATACCTGATAAAGGATTTTGTGATGTAAAAGGTTATTTATTACCAATGATTAAAAGTGGTTTAAATACATTTATTAAAACAGAATCAAAAAGATTAATAGATTATTTATTTGTTTATGTTTTTAATAACGATAAACTTAATATTAAAGAAGTAGTAGATAAAGGAAATGAATGGCTATTATCTAATGGTTATAAAAGACAAAATTTTGTTTTAACTGCATTTGCTATGGACTTAGCTGAATATTTTCCATATTTAGTAAATCAAGATAGTGATGTTTATGTAGGTTCTAACGCGCGTAAATGTTTAAAGATGATATTACCAAATAAAAAAATAGATTACTCATTACGTTATCTCTGTGAATTAACTAAAGGGGTATCTAAGCCTTATGATATGGAAGATGTCGCTTGTGATTTTATAAGATACAAGAATAATTTTCAAAGTAATGATCATATTAAAATGAATAAAGGAATTAAATATTATAATAATGTTTATTAATAAACAGGTAGGCCAGGAAAATAATGATTTAAATAATTGTAATTTAGATTCATATTTAGATCAAACCAAAAACTTTAAATCCTCTTTTGATGAATTTAACGTTAAAAATATTAATGGCTTTAATATTATAGATGAATCTGTTTCTTGTCAAGTAGGATATAAAGCTAGAAGTGGTGAGTTTTTTATACAAAATTTAGTAAAAAAAGGAATTAAAAAAATAGTATACGTTCAACCTAGAAGAGGTTTTGCTGGTATATCTTTAGCGTGGTTGTGTAAAAAATATAATTTAGATTTAATATTAGTTATGCCTGCATCTAGAGAAATAAGTGATCATCAAGCTTTATGTATAGAACTAGGAGCTAAAGCTTTATTTGCAAGGATAGCTGCAATGCCAAATGCTAACTTGATAGCTAAGAAATATGCTAAATATATTAATGGATATTATGTGCCTTTAGGTTTAAATCACCCAATGGTTATAGCAGGGGGTGTAAAATGTATTTATGATTATTTTAAAGATAAAGATAAACCAAATGTAATGTGGTCTGTAATTTCTACTGGTGTACTTACTAGAAGTTTACAAATAGCATTACCTATGACTAGATTTAAAGCTATAGCTGTTGCAAGAAACATACAGCAAGGAGAGTTAGGTATTGCAGATTTTTATTCATATCACAAACCTTTTAATTCTAAATCTGATTTAATACCTATTGAGTTTGATAGTGAAGATTCTTATGATGCTAAAGGTTATGATTACATGATTAAGTATGGTAATAAAGGTGACTGGTTTTTTAATGTAGCAGGTAACGCAAGTAAACCAACTATAGATAAAAAAATTATAGATTCTTATAGAAACTGGAATGATTTAAAAGATTTTTCATAAATTTGGTAATATGACATTTGAAAACGCAGAACAGGCATTTAATTATTTGTATAGTCAAATTAATAATAAAGGTATAAATCACGGGGATACTAAAGCTTTGTTTAATATTGGATTTTATTTAAAAAACCCATTAGATAATAATATTAATTTATATTACAGAAAATTGAATAAAAAATATGCTGAAGCAGAATGGCAGTGGTATTTATCTGGTGATAGAAACATTAACAAACTAGCTGAAATTTATGGTAAAGTTCCTGAGATATGGAAAAGAATGGCAGATGAAAACAATGAAGTAAATTCTAACTATGGTTGGCAATGGTTACAGAACTATCAATTAGATAGAGTAATAGATAAATTACATGCTAATAAAGAAACAAGACAAGCAACTATTTCCATTTATGACGGCAAACAAATAGATAAGTACTCTAAAGACACACCTTGTACTTATGCTATTACTTTTAATATAATTGATAATCAATTACACATGTCAGTTTTAATGCGTAGTAACGATTTGTGGTTTGGTTTTTGTAATGATCAATATTGTTTTAGTAAATTACAAGAGTTAGTATCTAAAAAACTCAAAATAGAAATAGGTACATATTATCATTACACAACAAACATGCATTTATATAACAAATATTTAAACAAAAATTAATCATGAATTTAAAAGTAGAATTTCAACCTATTAGAGATTGGGCAGATAATAAAGGTATTTATGAAAAAGGAGATCCAAAAACCCAGGTCATAAAGTTATTTGAGGAAGTAGGTGAGTTGTCAAATGCAATTTTAGAAAACAACAAAGAAGAAATATCTGATGCTATAGGCGATAGTGTAATAGTTTTAACTAATTTAGCACACTTATGTAATTTAACAATAGAACAATGTATTGAAGACGCATATAGTGAAATTAAAGATAGAACTGGTAAAATGGAAAATGGAACATTTATAAAAAATAAACAATGAAAATAATAAGAAAAAAAGATAATTGGAAACATATAACATTTCCTGTAGATAAAATAGAATTTTTAAAATGGTCAGCAGACGGTGTTAGAATAGTACTAGAAGATAATGAAAATTATGATTTTATAGAAGAAGAATCAATTAAAGCATTACATATAAATATAAGCCAATCTTACAATGGACCTGGATCTTGTTATATTGAGGTACCTGCTATGAAGTCTATATTTGTAAAAACAAAAAGAAAAGAAACTATACAGTTATTAAACGGAACAGTATATGATAAGGTTGAATTACTTAATAAAATGTATGATGATTCTTTTTATTATGGTGAATTAGGTAAATATGCTTTAAGTTCTAGTGCTATAAAAAGTTTAATTGATTCACCTAAACAATATGCTAGGTCATTAAACTACAAAAATGATAATGCTGCATTTAAAACAGGTAGATTAATACATTTAGCTGCCTTAGAGCCTGAAAAGCTTAACACTTTATGCCACATCGTTGAAGTACAATCTGCTGTTACAAAGAAATATAAAGACAAAGTGAAAGAGGTTGGTGACGCTAGCTTTGTTTATACTAGAAAAGAATATGATAAAGCTATGTATACTGTAGATGCATTATTACAAAACGATGTTTGGCAGGAATTAACTAGGAAAGCTAAGTTTGAACAACCAGGATTTGACATAATAAATGGTTATCCTTTTAGAGCTAAAGCTGACGTGCTAGGCTCTGATTATATAGCTGATTTAAAAACAACAGCAGATTTAAAAAATTTTAAATGGAATGCTAAAAAATATTCTTATGATGTTCAGTTATTTATTTACTGTAATATATTTAATATAGAATACAAGGATTTTATATTTTTTGCAATAGATAAATCAACCGGTGATTTAGGAATATATGATGTAACGCAGAGTTTTTATGATTCTGGCAAAGAAAAGTTTGAACGAGGATTAGAAATTTACGAAAAGTTTTTTGTAAAAGAAGAAGAAGAATTAAACTCTTACGTTATAAAAGATACAATTAATTAGTGAGAACTAATAATATTAAAGAATTTTATTTGTTAGCTCTTATAGATTTTAGAAATGGAGTTACTTTAAAAGAAATGTACAAAACATTAAAAATGTATGAGGACATAGAAGATTATGAGGCTTGTGCAGGAATATTAAAAGCAATAAAAGAAATAGAATATGACAATTGATAAAATTAAAGAAATAGTAGAAACAGAAACAAGAATTAAGTTAAACAACAAATCAAGAAGAACAGAGTTAGTATATACAAGGGCGATGTATTACAAACTATGCAGAGAATACACTTTACATTCTTTAGAGGTAATAGGTAAATCAGTAGATAAAAACCACGCAACTGTACTACACGGATTAAAACTTTATAGAGACTGGATAGAACAGCACGAAGAAAGGTACATACAAGCCTATGAAAGAATAGATAAACTTGTAAGCATAGAATTTAAAAGGGAAAACCAAAAATACAGAGGCAGAAATTTCTATAGAAGAAAATACGCAAAGGTACTTTTAGAACTAAGAGACGTACAAACAAAACATAGAAACCTTAAAAAATTAATAAATGTATAAACCATTACCTAAAGAACTAACTATAAAGAAAAGTAAGATAGAGGGTCTTGGGGTATTTGCTACAGAAAAAATAGAAGCAGGAAACGACTTAGGAATAACACACCACAGGGTAGACGCTATAAACCCATATTTAGAAGAACTAATTAGAACACCTTTAGGAGGCTTTTTAAATCACAGTGATACACCTAATTGTTTTATACTTAAAAAGGGCAAGGTAGGTAGCTTATATACGATTAAACCAATAAAGGCAAACGAAGAACTAACTGTATTTTATACTTTGTATGATGTTTGAAGCAATAACAATATTTTATTTAACAGCAATATGTGCTTTAGTAATAGCAATGTTTTTTAACAAAGAATAGTTTTTTTTATTGTTATATCAGAATCATTAATGATTTTATTTGATTATGGACAAAAGAAAGTTTAACGGAGGTAATAAGAATGCAGGTAGAAAACCTAAAGCTGAAGAAGTACAACTGATAGAAAAACTGACACCTTTAGAACCTTTAGCCTTTAATGCACTTATGAAGGGGTTAGAAAATCAAGACTTTAAATATGTCCAGTTATTTTACAACTATTACGCAGGTAAACCAAGAGAAACTAAAGACATTACAATCAACGAGGACCTACCATTATTTATGGAGGATTAGGGATAACCACAACCCTAACCTGCATTTTGTATGCGAGTAAAGAAAACCATTGCATTTCATAAGCTAAAAAAGCTACATAGCAGGATACGAATAGTAAAGGGCGGAACAAGCGCATCTAAGACTATATCAATACTTTGTTTGCTAATAGACTATGCTATAAGAAACGAAGGCAAAGAGATTAGTGTAGTATCGGAAAGCATACCTCACCTGCGTAGAGGTGCTTTAAAGGACTTCTTAGGCATCTTAAAAGGTCTAAATAGGTATA